CTTCTCTTCCTCCTAAAAGATATCGTCAAATGCAAAGGTCATCTCTTCGTCATCATCCTTGTTCTTGGCCGCACAGGTGCGTATCATCACCAGGTCGCCCTCTGCGTCACACAGCGCCATCTCATTAATGGCCGTGTTGGCCAGTTCCTCCCGGGATAAGGTACAGATGTAGTGGAAGTTGGTGTCCGTCACCTGCTCGATGCTGCTCAGGTCCTTCCGTAACAGCTCGTTTTTCAAGGTGTTGTCATCCTCTGACGGCGTCCCGTCCGCGCCGTTTCCAAATGCCATCTGTGTGACTGCCGGCAATGCCTTGATGCCCGCCCTGGCCTTCAGTATCTTGTTCTTGCTCAACTTGGTTATCGTGGTTGTACTTGCCATCAGATTTCCTCCTCTATGACTTGTGCATCCATATGTTTGGCTCCATCATTGTACGTGCTCCCATCATGGATTCTCCAGTGATGCCAGGTTGTACATGTCAGCCTTCCCTCCTCCCTCTCCTCCATCCGGCTGCGTATGCGCAGATAGGGCAGGTGGTTTCCAATCACATTGTCATGATGGATGCTTCCATCGTTGTTGTGCTCCCCGTTCAGGATGTTATTGTTGTACCAGCGTACCTCCGCCCGTATCAGGATGTTATGGGGGCGGATGCGCTCTTCCAGTCTTGCGTCCTGAATCCGGTACAGAAAACGGTAACGGTCCAGTCCGCTTACCTTCTTTACCCGCCGTACCTCCCGGCGGATGATATCATGGCCGATGTCAAAGGAATCATCTATATCCCGGGACAGGATGACATAAAATTCCGCCCAGTGCTCCCGGCTGCCCTCCAGTTCATACGCCGGCACCATCTCCACATCGGTAAAGCCCAGGGACCGCACCGCCTGGAGCGTGCCCGCCTCCGTCCCTCCAAGACGGCAGGTGTCTGCATACATCATCAGCCGTACCCGGAAGTTTTCCCAGGTCTCGCCCTCGTAGCGCGTCAGTTTCCGGTCCAGGCCATGTTCCGGCAGCATCCGTGGGCTGGCCGTCTTCACCATGCCTTCCTCCCGTGCCCGCCGGAGCATGGTCTTATTTTTGTCAAACAGCCGCCCGGTCACTTTGAAATAGATATACCACTGGTTCCCGGCCTTCCTAACCTGTTTGAAGGGCGTGGACAGCAGGTAATACATATATTCCCCGAATGTCTCCAGCATGACGTCCCTCCTATGTGTTCTTTACCTTGACCGTGATACTCCCCAGCATGACCACATTCCCAGCTGTCAGCTCCACGTCCACCGCGGGGGCCGTGAATACGGTCTTACGGTAGTCCGGTATGCTCTGGCGGAGCACGTACCGGATGTCATCCTGTAAGAATAAGTTGAAGTCCGTCCGGTTGGAAAGGGACATGGCCCCTGCTATCAGGGACCGGGCTGTATCCTCCACATCCGTCACCCCTGCCCCCTGTTTGAGATACAGGGTGATGTCCACGTCCTGATAGGTGATGGTTCCGGACTTTGCCAGGTAGTCCTCGTAATTATCCTTCAGCTGGTCCGCCGCCTCCTGGGCCTTGCGCACCAGCTCCTCGCTGGCTTCCCCCGCTGTCCCCACCACAATCACATCCACCGTTCCCTGCCCCCTTGGATGCTGGTCATCGATGTAGGCGCACATCACCCCCGGGATGGCCTCCACGGCTGCCTTCAGCTTGGCCGATGTGGTATTTGTGGACAGTTCCTCCCAGCTGGCCAGGGTCCGGCTGCGTAAGCCGGCTTCGCTTTCTTCATCGGCCCCTTCGGAATAGAGCCACCCCTGCCGGTTCGTGACCTGCGACACGCCCTCCATATATAACATGCTTACCCTTATCTGGTCCTCACTCACATTGTAGCGCGCTCCGGCCGCTTCCGCCTCCACCAGCACGCTGCCCTCCGCCTGGCCGGCCTGTATCACCGTATCCTCTAACGCGTAGTAGACCAGCTCATCGCCGTTGATGTCCGGGGCCGTCTTAAACATATGTCCCTTCGTCACGGTCAGGGCCTGCCCGTAATCGGACCGGACAAGGGTCACATATCCCTGGGTCCGGGTCGCCGCCTTCCGGAACTTGGAAAAGTCCGCCGCCCTCAGTTCCAGCCACCTGCCTTCCGCATGCCGCAGGAACTGGTTGTTCAGGATGGTCCGCGCCAGACGGAGCAGTTCGATGTGTATCTGCACACAGATACGTGTCAGCCAGTAAAAGACGCCGCCGCTGCCCCACTTGGTAATGGTAAACCCTTCCGCCGCCAGCTCCTCCTTCAGCTCCTGCATCTTTGCATCGGCATCCGGTACCGGTATGATTTCGTCCAGAATGCTTTCATCAATCAACGAGTTTCACCTCCGCTCCGTCCAGTTCCAGGTTCATCTGGTAGGATACATCCTTATTTGCAATCTTAAATCCCACATGGATGTTCACTATGTCATCCTCCATCCGGGACACGCCCACCTCAATGCTGTGCGGGTTGATTTCCTCCCGTTTCTTTAACTTTTCCGTGACCCGGTTCTTTATCTGCAGCTCCTCCAGTTCGCCTATTTCCCGGTGGCAGAAATCCAACAGCGACCATCCGTAATCGGAATCAAAAAAACATTCCCCCTCCATGGTCAGGGCCTCCAGGCGGATGTCCTGCAGGAAACAGTCCAGGCCGCCCGCCAGTGCTTCCTCTCCCGATGCCAGGGGGACCGGCTGCCCGGTATCGTCTAACATCAGGTCCGTTGCCGTCAGTATCATAAGCATCTCCCCAGGATGTACGGCCGGCACTGCCCATATAAAAGCCCGACTGCCACTACATCCCCTTTCTTCAAGGCCAGCTCCGTCCTTATATAAGGAATCGCGGGAAAGGCTTCATCCGTCTCCCCGTTTTCCTTCAGTAGCCGCAGCGTCACATACGATGCCCCGTCCTTCACGGTCCCTTCCATCACCTTTGCCTGGCACAGGGCCGGACGGCGTATATGCGGATAGTCTGTGTCTATAGTCTCATTCACCGTCAGTTTGACAAATTCATCAAGAAAACCGGCCATTTTGAATCCCCCTCCTTTTATCTAAAATGATACATACATCCTCACGCTTCCCGTTTCATCCGCCTTCACCCGGACCGAGGTCACAAGGGCCTCCCCGTCAAACTTCCGGTGTCTTATCCGGATACGCTCTCCCTGGTGAATCCACGGGACCCCGATGGTCTTGATTTCGTTACCGCCGTTCCATTGGTTGAAGGAAAGGATGTTCCTCCCTAGTATAATAATGGTGTAGTCAAGAACGACTACTGGTTAATAGTTACAAAATCCAATCTAATAAATCTATATAGATATAACGGAAGGAGGAGTTCCCCCTCCATCAGAAGTTATAGGACATATTTACCGTGTCTGAGGTTTCCTTAATGCACCAGACAAAATATAGAGGTATAATCACTGAAGGCAGGATCATTGACGTTTCCTCCTTGGGAGCCGGCCCTCTGGCTGGCGATACCTCTTAGAAAGTCTGTCAATCCATTCGGTGGTGATTTATGTTTTGGCTGGTTGGGAAGCCTCAGGCTATACCTGTATAAGCCGCTAGGTTGTGTATCCACCCTTTGGAAATGGATGCCTGCCGGAAAGGATATTACTATGCACTATCAAAAAGTACTCAAGATGCCTGAAAGCATCCCCTATCTCTCTGTCGGGTTTGATGTCGGCGCAGACTTCACCTGGATGTCTATCATGCTCCCCAATGGCATCCTCACCGGTAAGCCTTTTAAGATCATTCATTCTGATCCGCAGTCCCGTGAGCTTGCCATCTCAAAAATAAAGGAAGCCCAGGAGATGTATTCTCTTGAAAGCCGCTGCTTCCTTGAATCCACCGGGATCTACCACATCCCACTCCTGTGCTTCCTTCGTGATAAGGGTTTTGACTGCGCCGTCATTAATCCTATCATTACTAAGAATAGCACAAATATGAACGTCAGGAAACTGCATAATGATAAATTTGATTCAAAAAAAGCTGCTAAAGTCGGCCTGGATGCCTCCCTTAAGGCTTCCATTGTCCCGGATGACGCAATCATTGACCTGCGCAATCTCGTGCGTGACTACTATTATTTCAAGGACCTGCAATCCTCCATCGTATTGAAGCTTCATGCGGAACTCAAAGTGTCCTTCCCCGCATACCTGAATGTGTTCAGCAAGGTCACAACGCAGACTTCCTTAAAGCTTCTGGAAGCTTACCCCCTTGCAGCGGACATGCTTGCCGCCCCAAAAGACGAGCTTGTGGAAACCATCCGCAGCACGGCGCGCTTTGGGGAAACATATGCCCTCGCCAGGTATGATGCCATATGCACCGCTGCAAAGGATGCCGCTGTTTTCGGACGTGCCCTTCCAAGCAACGCTCTGCGGATCAGGCTGTACATAAAAATGTACAGGGAATACCAGGCTCATCTGGACAGCATACTGGAAGAACTGCATCAGGCTGTCGGCAAACTGGAAGGAACGCCAGACTATGACCGCATCTCCCTTATCCAGACCCTGCACGGTGTCGGCTTTTTAAGTGCCGTCGTCCTGATCGCGGAAATGGGATCCTTTGACCTGTTCTCCTCGCCTAAGAAGCTCTATGCTTACTTTGGGCTGGATCCCGGTGTAAACGATTCCGGCAAGTTCCATGGAGACAGGGTCCACATGTCCAAGCGGGGTTCCAGCCTTGCCAGGCGTATCCTGCATATGGTCGCCATCAACAACCTGAAAGTGGATAAAGCAACAAAAACGCCCGTGAACCCGGTCATTTACGATTATTACACCCGTAAATGTGCCAGCAAAAAAAAGAGCGTTGCTGTCGGGGCCGTCATGCACAAAATCTGCAACATCATTTTCGCTATGCTCCGGGATAATAAGCCTTTTGAGCTCATTACGCCGGAAGAACACCGTGAACGTTATGCAGCAGAGCACCCGGAATCTGTGAACACCGCTGCCTGATGGAGATTTGAATTAAATTTTAAAATCCCATGGCAATAGGTTTATTAAGGTTACCCTTTTTTACATCAGCTGCTTGAAAAAAACTTTTTAAACATTTTTCATTTTACCTATTGACATTTCTTAGCTGGACTTCCTCTAGCACATAGATAAGCGTCTGCTCCTCCCCGGTCCCCCAGAAGAACCGGCCGGACCGGAAATAAAAGGATGCCTCCAGCCCCCAGACCCGTCCCACCTCCTGGATAAGCTCCGCCACATTCATGCGCGGAACCGGGACCACGTCCTTTTTGGGGTACATGGTATCGGACAGACGGTAATCCGTAATCCCGGCCCTTCCAAGGCCGAACCGGATGATATCCTGCGGACAGCAGTCCAGGAAGGTCTCCTTTACGTAGGTCCGTTTCAGGAACAGTGTATCGTCCAGTATCCGGTAAGGCCCCAATGCCTGGCCGTCCGCCATGTATCCGGTTAAGAGCGTGTCATAATCCCCGTCATAGCCCAGTTCCACCTGGGCCGGGGCCATGGATGCAAGGTCCAGGAGCCCGGCATAACCGGGGTCATATTCTAAGGTGGCCCAGCTGCACTGCTCCCTCAGGCTGGAATGGCATTCCACACGGATTCCCCGCGTGAATACCTGGTCCCCAACGGTTATCCGGAACCGTGGTGTAATCAATTTCCGTTCTGCCATGCTGCCTCCTATGTATCCCGGGCCGGGCTCTCCGATGTCTTATCCTTAATCCTGGGGGCCTGGCCTCTCTGTGTGTTCAGATATTCCTGGTACCCGGTGCTGATCCCCTGGGCCTGTGACGCCCCTGTCTTGCTGCCGGAGGATGAGGTTTTCCCGCTCCCCGCCGCCTTGGTCTGCACGGTGACCGGCAGGCACTCCCAAAACTCCAGCGCTGCTTCCCCATAGCTGTTCTCCGTCTTCTTGGACAGGTCGATTCCTTTAAAGTACACCTGGCTCAGGCCGCAGGCCGCGGCCTGGCTGTTCACCACCGGCAGCGGTATGGCGGCCGTCTGCCCTGGCGGCTTAAACAGCAGCTGGATGGTCTGCACCATGGTTTCAACGCTTTCCCCGGCGCCGGGCTCCAGCAGCAGATCCACATTCATTTTCAGAGGTTCGTATCCATTGGGCTGGTAGCCCAGGGTCACGTTGTTGTCATCCGTCACCGCGTCAATCACGGCCGCCTCGGTTATCTCCAGTTTTTTTACGAGGCCTGGGACGGCCACCCCCGCCACCAGCATGGATGTATCCTTTATGTACAGCATTCTTCCTTCCTCCCAGCCGCTTTCTATGCAGGCGTGACCGATACGTTTCCGTTCGTCTTTTCCTTGATGTCGTCAATCAGCTTGAATAAGAGCGGCAGGTCCTTCAGCCGTTCCAGGGACACATGCAGCTCCAGGCGCTGGATGACGGTTCCGCCTCCCTGCTGCTTCTGGCTCCATATGCTTCCCTGGCCGGATGGTTTCCTCTCTTCCCGCCCTCCGGTCAGCAGTCTGGCAAAGGCCGCGCCTCCCTCCTGGTTTTCATCACTCAGTGCCTGGAAGGCGTCCCTCGCCGTATCCGCCGGCAGGGAGGCCGTCTGGCTCATGCCGGTATGGATGGTCTCAAACACCCGGCGGCCGGACAGGGTAAGCTGGGACAAGGGCCCCTCCTTCGCATCGGAAAAGGGCAGCATCTGCCGGATTTTGGACAGGGCTCCCTTCACCGCCTCCACCGGCTTGTTTACGGCGGAACGGATTCCTTCGGTGAAGGTCTCCATTATCTTGGCTCCGGACTGCTTGAACAGGTTCACAGCCCCGTCCACTACACCGCGGACCTTTGCCATTCCCTGGCTCCACAGCTCCTTAATGCCGTTCAGCTTTCCTCCCGTCAGGGTATTTAAAAAATCGAACCCGGCCGTATAGTAGCCCTTAACACCTTCCACAGCGGCAGCCGCAACCCCGCGTATGCCTCCGCCGTTCTGTTCATAGGCGTTCTTCATGTTGTCCAGCTTTTGTTTGACGGTCCCGACAGCAGCTCCCATCACGTTGCCCATTACATTCCGGACCGCCTCCATCCGGCTGCTGACAGCCCCGCGGACCCGGTTAAACACATTTGATACCGTGGAGACAATCGCGCCGCCAATGTTGGAAAAGAAGTTCTTCATGGCCTGCAGGCCCGCCTGTACTTTCTCCACACAGGCATTCCAGATATTTTGAACGAAGGCGGATACCTTATCCCAGTTTTTCCAGAGCAGGATAAGCCCGGCCGCCAGGGCCGCAATCCCGATGACAATCCATGTCACCGGATTGGCTAACAGGGCCGTTGTGAAACCCCACACACTGGATATCAGGCCCGGAAGGGCCGCGGCTGCCGAAGCAATCCCCTGCCGGACCATGTTGAGCAGGCCGGCCCCCATGGCCTTGATTCCATCCGCGGCGTACATCCCGTAAATCCGCAGGGTCTCAAAGCCGCTTTTTAAGCCGCCCACCATGCCGATGGTCCGTGTTATCGCCGTCCCGAAGATGCCGATGATGGAGGTCACACTCCCCGTCACGGTCAGGAACATCCCGAGGAACAGGACCGCGTTCAGGATACCGGTTGCAAGCCCCTGGTTCTCCGCAATCCATTCGGACGCCTTCCCCACGGCCTGCCCCGCCTTCCCAATCCAGTCATTCACAGTCGGCAGCAGGTTCACCCCAAGCTCCTCCGTCACGTTGTGTAACTGCTGCTTTAACACCGTGTACTTCTGGGATTCCGTTGCGTTGATAGCCGTTGCCATCTCCTGGGCAGCGCTGCTTCCTCCGCCCAGCGCATCATACATATCCAGGATGCCCGTCTGCAGCTCGCCTGTCTTCCCGTACAGGAGGTCGATAACGGCCACCGCCTCGTCCGAGCCAAAGGCCTCTTTTATCTGTTTCTTCTCCACCGCGTCGATGGTATCCCCGTACTTGCTTTTCAGGATTCCCAGGATTTCCGGCAGGCTCCTGAGCTGGTTGTTAGCGTCCAGGAAGTTGAGCCCCAGCTTCTCACCCGCCCCGGTGGCGGCATTTAATAACGCCTTATATTTGGTGGCTGCCTCGCTGCCCGACATGGTGGCCTGCAGCATGCCCAGCACGGACAGCTGCTCCTCCAACGGCACGTTGGCCGATGTGGCGGTCCCTCCCAGGGCGCTGATGGCCGAGGCCATCTCCGAGCCGCTGGTCTTATATGCCTTGACGGCTGTCGCGATTCCGCCTGCAAACATCTCCCCGAATTCCAGGTCTGACAGATCTGAATAATACCCTTTATAAATGCCATACCCGGTCGCAAACAGGGAGGTCATCTCCCCGGTCGTGGACTTGGTGGCCTTGGCCGTCAGGCCGGCCAGCTCCGTAAACTGCGCCACCCCTTCGTCCGTCAGGGACGCGATGCCCGACTTGATGTCATAAGCGGCTGTGATGAAATCAGCCTTTGTGGTCCCGGCCCAGGTGTCGGAAAATTGTCTGGCCGCATCCTCCACCGCCTTCAGGTCTGTGATTCCAAGCGACTTAAGCTCTGCCAGGGCATCCTGGGTTTCAAAGGTGGAACCGGCAATCTTCATCATACCGTTCGTGATTCCCACGCCCGCCGCCGTCATCCCTCCCCCGGCCAGGGCCGCCATCCCAAAGCCGGACTGCAGCCCCGACAGGCGGGAACTCAGGTTCTGGGACGCCCTCCCCATGGGGGCGGTCAGCTGGTCCACCATGTTCAGTACCACGCTCAGCTTATAAACAGATTCCATCCCCATGGTACGTTCCTCCTTGTGTTCCAGGCTCTCCTGTGTTATGATGATGGTATAAAGATGTGTTTGGAAAGGAGGCGCTTGTATGTTTCATGGACTTTGGCTCATAATCGCACTCATACTGGCCGTCAGCATGTCCCTGTACCTTGTGGTCATGGCCGTCCTCGTCACCGCGTATCTCCTGTTCTGTGGTCCCTATCTGTGGTGGGCCTGTGCCTGGCTCCCCAAGGACAGGCGGCCCTTCTCCATGAGGCGGGATTTCCGCAACGCATGGCGCTTTTACCGCTCCAGGCTGACAGGCAAGCCCCCGGTCTTTCTGTGACCGGGGCTTTTTTTATTCCGGAAACAGGTTTGCAAGCGCCCGGGTGAATCCCTGTTCCAGGTCATCCTGCCGCCAGCGGCGTGCGCACCTGGCCAGGCCCGCCAGACGGATGAAGTCATCCGCGTCCATCCCGTCCAGGTCTCCCGGTATCATGCCGGAGGGCAGATACATATGGATCAGCAGCCGGCTGGTGCATATGAAGTCCGCCTCCAGTTCCCCCTGCGCATCCTCTATAACTTTTTTACTGCGGTCGCCTTTGACAGGCCAAGCATGGCCAGCAGCTTCTCGCCAACCGATAATGCCATGGCCGGGTACTCCTTAAAGTCCGCCTCCAGCTTCTCCCGCTGGTCCGGATGGATGTTATCCAGGCAGAATGCCGTCAGGGCCTTACTGTTTGAGGTCTGGACCGTCTTTAAGTACCGGTCGTAGGATGGGGTTTTCGGTTTACGGAAGAAATAGGTCTTGTCCTCCTCCGTCTCGTCATCCACCTGGAGGGTGACGGTCACCTCGTAATACTTCTCATCCGTTCCCTTTAACTGCTCTCTCAGTTCCTTTGCTTCCATTTCTGTCTCCTCTTTTTTCCTAGAAATTCACGCCGTTTAGCTTCCCGCCACGGCAGGCAAAGCCGTCCAGGGATACCGTGTTCTCCTTATCCCCCTGCTTCGCGGAAAAGCTGTGCTTGTTAAGGATTACCTTGTTTAAGACATCCGTCACCGTGTCCTGGTCCTCATTGGCATAGGATACGGTTATCTTATCCAGAAGCAGACGGGACAGGGTCTTTCCCTTCCGTTTGCACCAGGCTAACAGCACGTTGTAATCCTCACGCCCCATGACCACCTTCACTGTGTTTTTCTTGTTTCCGGTCCCATAGCCGCATGGGGCTCCGCCGCTGCGGTAAATGAGCTCCGCCTCCTGCTCAAAGTCATAGGATATCTCCGTGATGGCGATTTCCTCCAGCCCCGGGACATTGATGGTGATGTCCTCCCAGCTGTATACCTTTCCGTTGACCATTTCCCAGTCCCTCCTAATTCCTGTACGGGTTCTCCATGGCCAGGCTGAACCGGAATTCCCGGACATACCCCCTCGGCACAAAGGATACCACCAGGTCCAGGTGCTCATCCTGCAGGATGTTCACATGTTCCAGATCCTCAATGGACACGGATCCGCTTGACAGTTCCCCGGCCTCCGCCATGTCCTCCAGGGGGATGTTCAGGGTCTCCAGGATGTTGTTGATATCCGTCTCCATGTCATCGGAGACGCTGATATCCATCTGCACCATGTTAACAGCCTGCTTGTAGATTTCCCGTATCATCTTGTTCAGTACGCGCACGTGCTCCGCATACCGGTAATCGCTGCCTTCGCGGCACAGCACGCGCGCGTTGTTTACATAGCACCCGGCAATGCCGTAGTACTTACGCCAGGTCAGGTAGCCGGCGTCATCCAGCTCGCTGATATAGTCCTCAATGCCCTCCGGCATCAGACGGGTCATCTTGGCCTCCGAGATGGAAAAGGTATCCACACGGCCGATGGACTGGGCCACGCCGGCTATCCCGTACAGTCCCGCCGCAATCCCGGCGTTGTTGATGCACTGCTCCCGGCCGTCCCATCGTGTGTACTGGGACCAGGCGCTGCACACCTGGACGTAATAACTGTCTATCCCCTTGGCCTCCGCCTTCAGCGCGGCGGCATATTCATCCAGGCTTTCCTCCGCCCCTTTGTTACGTGCCTCACACAGGAAGAACACTGGGCGTTTGTACAGGGACAGGAACAGCTCTGCACTGGCAGCCAGGGAGGCCCAAAGCGCTTTCGCGGATGTCCCGGCCACATGGATGAACTCAAAGTCCAAATCACTGTTATACAGGCTTTCCACCGCCTTAAGGACCGCGCTGTTGCTCACAGCCGGGGCCGTGGTCGAAAACCGGTAGGTATCACCCGCCTTGAATTCTTCCGCAAACGTAAGGGCGATTCCGGTTCCGGCAAGCTCCTTCTTTCCGCCGAGCGGGATGGTCTCTTCCGCATCGTAGCTGTATCCGCCATTGACGGAGCAGCAGAAGGCTGCCGTATTGGGCGGGCCATCCTCTGTTATCTTGAGGATGATATCATATGCGTTGTTCGGTGTTCCGCTTACGCTTACGGTCCCTTCCCCAGTCCCGCTGTGGGTAACCTTCCCGTTGGTACCAACGGTCTCCGGCCTGACCGGCACACAGTAAATCCGGGATGCCCCGTTTTCAACGCTGTCAATGCAGGCGTCTGCCAGGGGGCTGAGCCCCAGCTTTTCCTTCATCTGCTCCGGCTTCATGCTCCCGGTAATCAGGATGGGGACCGTTGTCTCCACTGGGGAAGCCCCAATCTTTACGTGGACCCCGGTTCCGGTGCTTCCGGAATTGCCCAGGCTCCCGTCCTCCACCACAAATGTCACGTCCCTTAAGCTCATCTTGTTCCTCCCGTTCCGGCCATGGGGCCCTTCTCAAATGCGGTGACGGCTGCCAGGTATTCCTGCTCCGTCACCTGTTTACCCGGCCTCCAGCCCTTCAGGCACAGGGTGCCGGCGTAGACGGCCGGACCCGTGCCATGCACGTTGTACCAGTGTTCTATGGTCTCATAGACAGGCACAGCCGGTTCTGCTGCGGTCTCCGCGCCCGTCCCCTTTTCTTCCTTTGCCATTGCCTTTTTCCTTTCCCTTTCTCAGGCCGGCCGGATTCCTCCGACCGATGCCGCTTTCTTTTTGTCATCCCGGTAAATACCTCCGTGGAAGGTGACCGGTATCTGGCATGCGATGTTGGCCTTCAGGATGCTGTCCTCCTTATCGACCCACTCCACCTCTCCCAGTTCAATGTCCACATAGTTTCCATCCAGACGGATTCCTTGTCCCAGCGCTTCCAAGAACGCCAGGAAGATGGCCTCGCAGGTCTCCTCCGAATATTCTCCGATGACCACCTTGAAGCGGGTATCCACGGCATAGACCTTGGTCCGCACGCACCGAACCCCGTTTTGGTCTTCATAGTTGCGTTTTGAGCCGTCTCGCGTGATGGTCTGGCCTTCCCGCAGCACCGCTCCCACATGGCTGTCCGTCTTCAGCTGCAGCCGTTTCCAGGTGGTAATCACTTCATTTTTGATTCCTGCCTTTTCAAGGCATTCCTTCAGGTACTCCTTTTCCCGTCTCATCAGGCCCTCCTGACTGCGTATTCCACTTCGCTGCGGATATCCTGCAGGTCCTCATCTGAAATCCCTAAAAATGGCCTTGCCGGGATATGGATGGTCACCCTCTTTGCCGTGACCCACACACCCTTGTACCGGAACCTCAGGTACTTTGCCTTCTTGGCCCGGATGGTCCTCTCATCCCCGTACTGGTGCGTGGCCGCGTAAATGGTATTGGTCCCCACCGCCGCTCCGGTGGAATCCGCGATGGCCCGGATGGACTGCTTCAGGCGGGTGGTCTGGGTCAGTGTGATGCCCTGCCCCTCCTGTTCCCGCAGGGAGACAGGCCAGGGCTTCCCTTCCGGGCTTTTTCCGCTCCGGAACCGGTCCACGGTGGTGGACCGCAGCCCCTCCGCCACGTCCTTCATCAGTGCGGACCGGTTTATGTCCGACAGGCCCGCCAGCTTTTTTTTAAGTTCCGGGAAATCCCCGGACAGGGTTGTGGTCATCTGCATTTTAAAGCCCCCTCATGGTTGCTCTGGAAAACAGCCTCGGGCTGGATGATATCCGGAATCCCTCCGCTGCCGCCTTCGATGGGTCCGTCCCTTCCTTTACAATGTCGGTCTCACCTTTTGCCACCTTTGTTAAGAACGCGATGGCGTTCTTATACCGCGTCAGGTAGTTGTTCTCCCGTTCCCCTTCATCGATTCCTGCCCGGGAAATCAGGTTATAGACCGCGATGTCCTTTGAGTACTTCCGGATGACCGCCGGCACGGGGGACATGGGGACCGGGTACCGCTTCATCAGGTATCCGTCTATCTCCGCATCCGCATCCCCGATGGCCTCACGGGCCAGGGGCTCCAGCATCTCCCGGCGTTTTTGGGGGTCCTCTATATACCGGTCACCAATAATAGGGTTCATGGCGTCCTCCTTCAGCATGTCCATGACGTCCCCCGCTTCACAGTATGCCATGTCTGTCTCCTCCCTTAGCTCGATTCCCCAGTGCTTCCGTATGCCATCTGCCAGAAGCCGTATCCCACGTTATTGCGGCCGTCCGCGCCGTACAGGAATTCGTCCCGCATGAATACATTGTCATCATTATCCGCCGTCTTGCTGACCAGCTTTATCTTCTTTCTTTCCTGGTAGATGATGGGTTTCAGGGACCTCCTGGTGCACAGGAGATACCATGCGTCCTCCTGGGAGGCCAGTTCCGGCTCCACCAGAAGTTTTGCTGTCCCCTTGTACACGTTGGAGCTGCCGTTTATAAACTCCGCTTCCAGTATCTGCCGTCCCATCTCCTCATTGGCCGGGGATACCACTAACAGGTCCGGCACCAGGCCCAGGCTCTTGCCCTTGTCCCCCACCAGGCTCATGATGGCGGTACGTCCCGCCTTGTAGGCCTCCATGGATAACTTCTTGGTGCCCAGGTTGGATACCTTTTTCTTTTCTACCGGGTGGTCCGCACTGAAAAAGGGCTTACCGTCATAACACGCGTTTTTAAACCCGGCCATGAGTGCGCCGTAGCACTGTTCATTGGGATGACGTGCTGCACACTCACCAAGATTCTGGAACATCGGGTTGTATACGCCGTAGGTATCATCCTCAATGTCATCCCGTGGGACCGCAATGGTCATCTCAAACTTCTTGTTCTTGATGACATAATCATAGGCGCTCAGGTTCTGGATTTCACGGTCCCCAATCCATTCCCGCATCTGCGGCATCTGCCCCAGCCAGTTATAGGACTGGTCCCGGGTGGTGCTGGGCACTGTGGTTGCTATCTGCTGGTAGGTCGTTGGCGTTTCCGCCAGGGCCTTGTTGAAAATCACGCTGTATCCGATGGACATGCTCCGGATGTTCGCCTGGTTAATAATCATGGCTGTTTCCTCCTCATTCTTATGCTTGCTTACTCCGCAGCCGGCATAGCCGGCTGGTTGAACCACACCGTCACCCCGTCCGCTTCTACCGCCAGCACCGTTCCGGCCGGGCTGCTTCCCGTGGAGGTCATGCTTACGGTGGCCGCATCCTCCACATAGCAGGTCTTCAAGATATCCGTTGCCTTTGCCTGGCTCCCCGGGGTGGCGGAATTTTCCATCACGAATGCCCCGCGGCGCACCTTTACCCAGATGTTCCCGGCCTCCCCGGTCCGGTTATCCGCCGGCTCCAGGGCCACCCCGGCCACCGTAAGGTTCGCCGCCTTCGAGGCCGGCACCGCGTAGCCGTCCGTTCCCAGGGCCACCATGGTGGCCTCCGTAATGGCTGCGCCGGCTGCCACCGGCAGCACCAGTGTCTTAGGGTCTAGCTTCTCATTCCCCGTCCGTATCATCTTCCATACCTCCATACTTCTTTAAATCCTCCTCGGTCACTCCCTGGTTCTTTAAAATCTTCCAGTCAACCTCGGTCTGTTTCCGTTCATCCGCCGCAAAGGCGGTCTTTCCCATGGGGACCACCACCGGGGCCTTCTCCATAAACGCGGCAAAGCCCTTGGGGTCGGACAGGGCGTACGCCACCGCCCATTCCTTCTGGGCCGGGGACAGCTTTCCATCCTTCATGGCCAGGCCCACCAGCTCCTGTGCCTTCTGGCTGGCCGCCTGCTTCTCAAGTTCCTCCACTCTCTGCCGGAGAGCCGGGTTCCCTGCCTTGAAGGCCATGATTCTTGCCGTCACGTCCTCCGTCCTTGCGGTCGCCGGAAGACCTAACAGGTCCAGCACGGTCTTGTTGGCTACCAGCTGTGTCCCGTCCTTTGCGGGGTCCTCCTTCCCGTCCTGTCCTTCCTGGCCGTCCTGCCCTTCCTTGCCTGCCTGCTGTACCAGTTCCTTAATCCGCTTCAGGACGTCCTCTTCCGTTGTCCCTTCCTCCAATCCCAGAAGTTGGATCAGTGCGCTTAATTCCATTCTTGGTTCCTCCTCTTCCTCGATGCTTAATGCATCGGAATTTATGATTGCAAACATACCGGTGATGGCCGGGGTATTGGTCAGCGCCGCGCTGTGGAACACCGCCGCGTGCTGGTCTGCCTTTTTAACCAGTACCACCGGGGACAGGTAGCGGTATTCCTTGTTGGCGATATACTCCCGCCCCTTTTTGGTCCACTCTACCCGGGCCATCAGGGCATCCTCACCCGGATACAGATCCTTGATCCAGCCGGCCGCCGGGGCCTGCACGTCACTCAGGGTCTGGTGCTCATAATCAATCACCAGATCCAGCCGGCGTGCCTTGAACTGCCGGATGATTCCGGCAATATCCCGGTCATCCACTTCAAAGTCTCCCTTTGTGCTGCTCACATGCCCTTTGGGCAGCACCCGGATGACCTCCGGCACCCCGCTCAGGTCGATTCCTGACAGGGGCCGGACCGTTAATTCTGTCTTCTTCATCCCATGCGCCTTTCTGTTTTGCGTTTTAACGCGCCATTGACGCGTTTTGACGCGTTAAATTTATCCGGGGCTGGAATTCACCGCCGGCTGCCCCGGATTGGCCTTACGCGCCTTCTGCTGTTCCCCATACAGCTTCCTTAAAACCGGCGGGAACGCGGCCAGGTCCGGCTTCCACTCCGCCTTCGCCGGGTTCGTCCGAAACTTTGGGTCCGGCAGCAGCGCCTCCGTCTCTCCTGTGGCCGGATTGGACGTATCCGGCAGGGTCTGCTCTACGGTAAGCCCCATACGCCTTACCTGCTCCTCGGTCCTGGAGACAACCATACACCGGCACCCGAACCCGTTGGGCGGATACCAGATATCCCACACCGGGGAATCCGCTGGGAATACCCGGCCGTCCATGGCCGCGTGGCTTTCCCTCACGTGCCCGTCCCCGGCCGTCTGGTACTGCCAGTACCTCCGCCGCCCCATCACATCCGGGTCCGTCATCTGCTGGTAATGGCCCACGCTGTAGGCTGTAAGCATGTTTTGGCGGAAGATACGGTCCGCATGATAAGGCGTCAGGCCGTCATAGCCCCGCTCCTCTAAGAAACGGTCCATGTTTTCCTGGAATTGTGCCTTCGTGGTCCCTTCCTCTATGGCCCTTTTCAGTTCCTCCAGGAACTGGTTCAGGACCTCAAGTTCCGTATAACCGGCAACCGAAAATGCCAGGGAGCGGTACCATTCCTTCAGTTTCCTGAAGTCCTCATACCTGATGACCCCCTTCTGTTCCAGGAACGCTAAGGCCTCACCGAACACCTCTGGCTCCGTCCCTTCCTTCAGTTCCTTTATTATCTGCTTATCCATCCTGCATCCGCCCCAACATGTTTGATACATACATGACCTGTTCCACCAGCTGGTCAAAATCCTTCACCTTCATGGCCTTGTATAGCTGCCGCAGGGCCTTCTCGTCCTTCAGCTGCTCCTGCAGGGTCTCCAGGCTGTCACAGTGCCCCACCAGTTCCAGAACAGGCTCCATCATCTGTTTAAAAAAGCTTCGGGACTGCTCCACGGCCGCCGCCTCCAGGCGGTCTAACACCTGCTGGCCGTCTGCTTCCTTTCCATCGGCCTTCAGCTTGAGCCCCCGGAACATGCCAGGCTGCCCCGTACCCGCCATCCCGGAGGTGGCCGGGGACGGTCCGATGGTTTCCTCCCCGTCTTCCGGGGCCGGAATGTTGAATTTCTTGTACAGCCAGCTCTTGGGGATTTCCAGACCGGCGGCCGCCAGGGTGTTCACGATTTCCGCGGTTTCCTTCAGGTCATCCGTATCGGTGGCATTTAGTACAAAGTAAGGTACATGGGCCTGGACACCGAAGTTGAACTCCACCAGCGGCCGGATAAGGTCCCTGCGCACCGTCTCCATCACTGCCTTGCAGTCTGCCTCCGTCAGGTCCTGCCTTACATCGTTATGAGTCTTGGACTGGGCATAAGATCCACCGGAATCGGATGTCAGCGTCTGCCCCACAATGGCCTTGCTCATCTGTTCATCACAGAACCGGGCCAGCCGTTCATAGATGTCCACACTGGACTGCTTGTTGGATTCGATAAACTTGATGTCGGTCCCGGACGGCACGATGCCGGCGGCATCCGCCCCCATCTTTACAACGGCGTCCATCAGGGCTGCCTTATCCTTTTCACTGGCAGTTGCGTCATAGGTCCCCAGCCTCAGGGGCATCCCATATACCTCGCAGAAACTCACCCAGTCCTTCAGGTCATAATTCTTGAATAGGTACATCCAGGCCACTACACGCAGCACCCCGTACCGGGATGGGTGGCCGGAACGCGCCTTGTACCGGTGGACGATGAACTTGTTTTCCGGAAGGGGTATCCCTCCCGGGAACGCCTCCGTCCGGAGCATGAGCGCATCGGTCAGGGTGTCATAATAAAACTTTTTCTGGTGGACGTACTCAATATTTCCCACCACCACGCGGCCGTCCCGGTATTCCCACTCAATTTCCTGGAAGCTGATGCCCTTTCCGATAGCATCCAGGATGTCCATGAGGTTGTCGCTGAATCCGTCCAACTCCTTCAGCTGTTCCTCCACAAAAGCCGCTATCTCCTGGTCTGTTTCATCCTGCGAAAAGGGCTGCACCTCCCAGTCCAGGCCCGTCACCGCAAGCTTGCGGGTCTGCAGCTGGGAGAACAGATGGGTGTCCTTGCTTTCCATCTCCTCGAACAGCTCCATCTGCCGGAAGGGGTCCCCGGCGTCCGCCTCCTTGAATATCCGGGCCAGCTTTACCGGTGTCAGGCCGTCAGACGGGTAGCTGCTGAATTTATCGTTCACGTCACGGATGGCAACGGCTGCCATGATGGGTCTGCCGCTTTTTGCCATTTCCGGTGAGAATCTCTTCTTGCTTTTCTTTGCCATCAGTATGCTCCCTCCCCAAACCGCATGGCCCGCCTTAACACGGACTTATAGTCTGTCTTCTTCGCCATGGACTTCACCGCTACCGCCAGGGCCACGGCCATCTGAAGGCCATCCGGGGCGTCATCATTCCTGCCCATCGGGAACTCCTCCAGCTGCTTAAGCAGTGTCTTATGCTTCCGGTTAAACTTGATGTACCCGTTTTTTATGTAGGGCTGCAGGGACTGGATGCGGAGCATCTTGTTGGCGATGGACTGGATTTCCTCGATGGGGATGTACTCTCCCAGCTCCACCGACAACTGAGCCATAACTTCTTTAAAGAAGTACTGGAACTGCACCGTCTCCACTCCAAAACGATAAAAGCCCCTGTGATAGTCCCGTTTCAATCTGCGGTTCATCTCAAACACGTCCTGGATGATGACGTCCGGCTTCCTGCGTTCCACGCTGGCCGCCTCCACATACATATATCCGGTATACTGGTCCAGGGCCAGGTTGATGATGGAGGACGTGTCCGCCTTTTTGTTTTTCCCCAGGGACGGGTCATTGGAACCGACAAAGAGGTAGCGGCTGTCCGTAAAGTCCACCAGCTCCTCCTCGTAGTAATCAAACCACTCCGGGTTAAAGGCCGCATTGTCCGGGTCGATGGGGTTGTTCTGCAGTTCGCTGTTAAAGGCCGCCTCCCCGTCTGAAACGCGGATGACCATCAGCTTGTAATAATCCATCTTCTCCGGCCACAGGACCTGGGTTCCTATCAGCATTTCTGACTCGTTTGCCTCATAAAATTCCCGGGCGTGTTCTTTATGCCTATCGTCAAACAGGTTGGTATAAATCTCCGTCCAGTGCTCCCACAGGTCCTCCCTTTGTGCGAAGGAAAGCACGGCCTGATAGGTCCGGGAATCATACTCCGGATTCTTCAGTACTCCGCTGAGCAGGGAATCGTAATGGAGCACCGTGCCGATGTACATGATATCCGTATAGGTATCCCCGGCCTTGGATACCGCCTTCTTGAACCAGGATTCCAGCTTCCGGCGCTGCTCCGCCGTGTTGACGTTCTCGTCATTCTCCACATCGTCCAGGACAATCAGGTCCGGTCTCCAGGCCCGGTGCCGGCGGCCTCGTATCTTCTTCCCGGAGCCGATGGCCTCAATCTTGATGTCCTGGGCCGTCAGGATGACATTCCCCTTCCACACCTTCCCCTGCTGCCGGCCGAAGTCCTCCTGGATGTCCCGGTTTTCCTCCAGCTCTGTCTTGATGTCTGTTAAGAACCCTTCGGCCTGGTCGGACGAATCGGACAGGATGATGATGTAGTGCTTGTACCGGTACAGGGCAGCGTGCAGGGAATCCTTAAATGTAAAGTTGGTGGACTTTGCATGGCCTCTCGGAGCCGCCACCACGTTCCGGCTCCCGTCCAGCCGCGAGATAACGGCCGCTTCCTGGTATGGATTGCGCCCCTTCAGCACGCCTCCGGTCCAGACCGCGTCCAGTTCCTCATGGAAGGCCGGGGATTTGCGGACAAAGTAGTGTTTTAAATAGGCCCGGCCAAAGTATCCCAGGTCGATGGCCGCCAGGCGCTTCCTGAGCCCCCTCGGACCCGTCAGGGGCTGCCCGTCCCGGTACATCCGCATCAGCTCCCGGCGCTCCGACTCATGGTCCGTCCGGCGCAGGACATACACCTCAAACAGCTCCCGCTGATAGGCTTCCCGTTCCTGTTCCTCCCGGCCTTCCTCTTCGTCCAGGCGCTCCAGGTATTCGTTGATATCAATCATGCAGCATCAGCTCCTTTGCACGGGTCAGGATTTCCTTCAGTTTCACCTTCAGCTCCGGGTCTGACTTGATGGTCTTCATGATTTCCTCTTCCATTTCCTTAAAGGCCAGGTCCGCCTTATCCTTCATGTCCTGGCGGACCTTATCCTTATAGACCTTGGTCCGGCTTAAGGATGCAATCAGACGGCCTGCCTTGTCTAATGGCAGGTAGTCAAACTCATCCTCCGCTGTTGCCAGGCGGTTAATCAGTCCGTCCATCATCAGCATCAGGCCCGCCTCGGTATAATCCGCATCCGGGTTCTTCCTGACCACGTTTACCAGGGCCTCGGTCCGGGACTGAGCCTCCAGTAAGCGCTGGGCGGCCGTGTTGCTCCGGACCGCATACCGCCCCACGCTGCTTTTGCTGATTTCATAGCCCTTTTCCTTCAGCCAGCCACTGACGTACTGGTAGCTGTTGGATGTATCGGAAAGCATCACGTCTACCTGTCCTTTGATTTCAGACGGCAGTTCGTCAATCTTGGAGGATATGCGGTTCTTCTTCCTCGTCCTTCCCATCAGACATCCACTCCCGCGTCCTCTATGGTGCCTTCCGCCAGGTCCACACCGGCCTTGGTCAGCCGTATCACGGCGTCCTTGGCGTATGCGTTGTAGGCGGTCACCTTCAGGTTCGTAAACTCAATATATCCGGCGTCCTTCAGGTAGTCCAGGTATTTGGTGATGTCCGGGGATACGATTAATCCCGCCGCTATCATGGAGTTGGACAGCTGCCTGGTCAGCGCCGTGTTGTTATATCCTTTTACCAGGGACCGTATGATATAGCCCCTGACTGCCTTGTTGTGCTGGATTTCAGCCAGCTCCCTATCATCCATCCGCTTTGCCTCCCTGTCTTACCAGTAACCGGTCCAGCTTGCTGTCCATGGACCGCATCTTGTCCTCCACCCCGTTCATGCTCCGGAAAAAATCCTCCCGCAGCACGAAGGTCGTTGCAAAATCCCCCTTGATGGAGCTCAGCTCCTTCTGTACCGCCTTGATGTCCGCCTCCTGCTTGTCCTCCAGCTTGGTGACCCGCTCGTCAAACCTGGCAATGGTGCTGTCCAGCTTGCTCCCGACACCGCTCACAGACCGCTTGAAGTCATCAATCATCATTTTTACCAGGAACCAGAGGACCGTTCCCACCGCAGTGGCTGCCATGCCGATTGTGACTGCATCGTTCATGCGCTTCCTCCCGGATGTTTGTATCTTGCCCACAGCTGCGCCAGCTTCTCCCAGCCGTACATGGCCAGGAAGGCCACATAAAAGGCCACTACCAGGGCCAGGACCGGGCCCCACCACACGGCCGCGGCCTTCGTGCTGGTCACATACCACCAATAGACCAGCTGACAGAGGACAACCGACAGCACAATCACCTGCACAGCCGTGGGTATCCTTCCCAAAAAGCCGATTTCCTTGGTTACCTCCGTGATGACGCTGACCGTAAAGGCCGCCACCGCAATGGCTGCCATCATGAGGGCCAGCTGCTGGGTATACTGTCCCGCCAATGTCTGTAATACGTTCTCCATTCCTCATTCCTCCTTATTTCCCGTCTGCCCTGGGGCAAAAAAATAGGACATGACTTTCGTCATGTCCATAGGATAATCCATCTGGAAACATATTGTTAGCCCAAGCATTTTGGACAACTTATCTTTTTCCTGATTCTTCGTCCAGGAACTCAAACAGGCTGATTTGTGTCGGGTCCAGGTCCCGCACGATCTGTAATATCTGGTTGGTGGTCAGGTCGTACTCCTTGGCCAGCTCCTTGGCGTTCCTTCCGTTGTACTCCCGCCGTATCCGGCGGTTTCGCGCCGGGGCCAGGATGCGCTCCGCCTTGGGCAGGTATATCTTGTCCCCCATGAAATACTGGGACAGCTTCAGCACGTTCTTTAGACCTATCATTTCCACCACCAGGCGGTACGGCTCCGCGATATCCTCCAGGGTGGTATCCGCTTCCAGCTCCTCCATCAGCTCCCTGCGCATCCGTATCCCCTCCTCTTATTCCGCCAGGCCTTCCCACTTAAGTGCGCCGTCCTGGTCCGGGGCCAGTGTGACCGGCTCCGTGACCATGGCACCGGCTCCGTCCATCAGGTACCATTTCCCGTCTATGGTCTGCTGCCCCTTTACCATGGCACCATCGGTTCCCAGGTAGTACCAGCTTCCCTGGTACTGGTACCAGGTGTCCCTGACCATGTGGCCGGCCCCGTCAAACCAGTACCAGCGGCCGTCCACATCCAGGTACCAGGCGTTACGGACATATTGGCCCGTATCCCCCAGGTAAAACCGCCAGACGCCGTCCTCTTCCTGCCAGCCGGATTTTCTGGCCGGCTCCTCCGGGGCCACGTCATCCAGCAGATAGCGCCGGACGCACACCAGGCCCTTGTTCCCGCGTTTGGTGGAGGCTTTGGTGTTCTGGCGCTGCCGGCAGTAGGCTATCATGTCCTTATAGGATGGGCGGCCGCTTCCGTGTCCGCAGATGATGGTATCCTTCCCGTTCAGCGTATGCACCATCTCCACATGGCCGATGGTCTGCGGCCGGCTCTCGTCCGTCCCGGCAAACTCCAGCATGTCACCTACCCGCAGCAGGCCGATGTCCTGCACCTGGCCGTCCCGGATGGGGACGTCCACCGTCACCAGCCGCGCGGACTGGTAGATGCCGGCTGTATTCAGGATGCCGAAACCATATCCGGCTTCCTTATACGCGTAACAAATGGAGCTGGAGCAGTCGCTGTAATAGTTCCCATCACTGTGTTTCCGGTAGCAGTAATCCCGCAGCGGCTGGCTGTAATGGTTCCTTCCGATGAGCTCGTCATACTTCCTGGCCACGGCCTGTCTCTTTTCGTCTGATTTCATCATTTGTCCTCCCTTTCATAGGCAATTTCCAGCTTCAGCTTAGATGTCACAATCAGGGACCGCTTGATTTCATCCATGCTCCAGTCGATTCCCTCATCCGGCAGGATGGCCTGTATCAGTTCCGCGTTTTTAATCTTTGATATGTAGTACAGGTCCATGTCCAGGTTGGGGGCGGCGGCCTCCGCGGCCTCCTCCGTGGTCCCCTTGCCCAGATACCCCAGGACGGACAGCAGCGTCTTCTTATCCTCCTTGTAGTCCCCCTTCAGTCTCCGGGCCAGCACCTCCCTCTGGCCTGCGCTCACCGGTACGCTCATCTCCTTCAGGTAATCCTCCAGGGTATACTCAAAGGTGTAATCGTTGGCGGCAATGGCCTTCAGGGCCTTCTGCAGCTTCTTATCCAGGGTATAGATGGTCTTCTTGGTCTCCGTCACCAGCCCCGTGCACACATCCTCACCAATGGCCTGTTTTAACCGGGGCATGTTGAGGATGTCTATCTCCTTCGGATCCGACACGGCCGCATAGCTCCCATCCGTCCCGTACATACGGCAGTACTGGTTATTCCGGTCCTTTAAGACCGACAGTCCCCGGTTCTGGATTTCCGCCTTGTATTTTTCCAGGGCGGACTTGGCATCCTCGGCCACCTTCATGGCCGCCACGGCCAGGTCCACCAGCTCCTTATCGTTTACCGTTCCCAAATCCATCATGCAAGCTCCTTCCGTTTCTGCTTCACGTATTCATCCACCAGCTGGTCTGCGCAGGCACGGCAGACCCCTTTGCCATTTTTCTTAAGATGGATTTCCTCACTTCCGCAGTAAATGCAGCGGGCCTGATAGGCCCGGATGACCAGCTCGTTCCTGTCATTGACCTCCAGCTCAATGGCGTCCCTGGGTTCCATCCCCATGGACCGCCTGAGCTTCACGGGGATGTTGACCCCGCCCTTGCTTGTAATGCGTTTGTATTCCATTGCTTCCTCCTTCTTATCCCATGTCCCAGGTATGTCCCTCCCGGATGTCCTGGGCATGCTCCTCATCCAGACGGGCCGTGGCCGCCAGGAAGATGTCCAGCATGGCGTCCTTGACTTCCTCCACGCCCATGCCGCGTTTTACCGCCTCCGCCGCCACGATGGCGGCGAACACCCCCAGCATTCGGGCCATGTCCTCCATGCTCACGTCCGTCCCGCCCATCCGGATGGTCCCGTCCTCCCGGACCAGTTCTATCCGGGCTTGTGTTGGTTCCATAGGCCCTCCCTTAAAACTTCTTTTTTCCTATCAGCGTGTTGACGATGGCTTCCACCTCGTCCGCGGCCCGGGCCACGCCGGCCCGGCTGCTGCGCATGACTGCCTGGTACCCTTCGCACATCTCCTTCAGCAGACGGATGCGCTCCTGGTATTCCTGTATCTGCCCTTCTCCCTCCTGCAGGATGGCCTGGTAGGCACGGTTCTGTTCCTCGGCCTTGCGTCTTGTTTCATCCAGATGTTCTTTTGCTTCCTCCAGGCGCTGGACCATCCGCTCCACGTACAGCTTGTCCAGGTCCAGCCCGCAGCCAAGGTCCACCCGGTCCTTTCCGCCCTCCGTGCGGCCTGTATACACACGCTTCCCGTAACGCAGCATCCGGTTGATTTCTTCCTCTATCCGCTGGCTGTGCTCCGCCACGTAGGCGGTTATCTCCAGCCGGCTGTCCCGGTCCTTGCACCGTTCGGCGTAACGCTCCTTTGCGTGGCTGCTCACGGTATACATGGATGTTTCCTTTCCTGTCTCCATCCCTTCGTCCCTCCTTATTCATCCTCTGGCATGACATAGGTTTTGGGCGGGATGGCCACAAAGGCCGGCTGATGACGTCCGGTAACCAGGCTCGTCCCTCCCTCGCAGGAGATGTAATTTGACTGTTCCTTCAGAATATCCTGAAGCACCTCTTTTGCCCGCTCCTTCCTGCGGTAAAACCCTAATGCAAGCTCCTTCCGGTCCGTCTTACGGTTAAGCAGGAGCACGTAATCCATCCTGCCTGGCGCTGGCGGTGCAACGCGTATCTCATCCATGGATTCCGTGGTCAGCAGCCGCTCCTTATTCTGTGTCAGTATCCACATGTTCCTTCCCTCCTTCACCATCCGGCTCCATGCTGGTCTCCTCCGGCACTCCCGTTACCATCTCTCTTATGTAGCGGTGCGGCACGTTGCAGTTCACGGCGTTTTTCATCAGTTCCGCGGATGTGCTTTCCCGCATGAGCCGGTAAAAATCGGAAAAGGTGACCTCCACCCGGCCCTCTTTTGAAAATGCATCCAGTAGCGTTCCCATCTGTTTTTCCTTCCTTTCTCTAAACCATATATCAGTTTACCTGTTGTAGTAATATTTCTTTATAGCACTCAAGTGCCGCCAAAATAGTTTCTTTACATTCATCAGACCAACCGATACAGGCAAGTTGTTTCCGTGTCTCGTCTGGATTATCAGTCTTTTGCATCGCATGTTCGATTCCATTAACAAACACTGTAGCGCAGCTAATCCTCGGATATAAAATCGTGTTGTAATCCTTTATTGTCATAACTTCTCCTTCCGAAAATGTTAATTTAATGGCTCAAAATATTTTACCAAATCATCATCTGGTATCTCTAGCCATTCCATTGTTTCTACGTTATCAAGATGTACTCCGGCTCCTATGATATCTGTCTCATCATCACGTTCCCAGACGCTTCCATAAGCGATTTCGACACGCCCTATAGTCAGCATTCCTTCGTCGGTATAACAATCAACCTTAAAACACTCTTTGCATCTATATTTCATTGTCGCTTCCTCCAAATGCTAATTCCTTCATTATGTGATGTGCAGTATTCGCACCATTTGCACGCCTCTATTGGCTCATCATCACCGGCACGACTAAATCCCATACATTTACCATTGCTGTCCCGTCCCGGCTCCCCGCATCGCCTAATATACTTACAGTTGTCTGGTGTCCTCTTTGGCATCTTACACCTCCAAAAATGTTAATCTTGTGAAATAAACCCGCCTGTAAAAAAATCCATCTGCCCAGGCAAGTCTACTCCATCCGGTACATTCTCCCACTCAACGCCGATGTAATCCAGTACCCGGCCCCAACCAAATTTCTCTCCAGTCTCTGGGTCCGTACAGCAGCGATACATCCAAAACTCCCACTCTTTCGGGTTTCGTACCCGGAGCCGGTCAAACCGATGTGGTCGCGTCTCCATGTGTACGCCAAATCCACACATACTGCACCCGGTCCGCTGCGCCCCTGTGGTGTACAGGGTTCCATCGGGTTTTCTCTCTATGGTTCCATATATTCCTGGAATAATGGTCTCCAGCGGCTCATATTCCTTTAGGCTACCATCCGGATTTCGTCCGTATGGCTGTTCATGAAATGCCTTCTCAAAAACATCGATGTGCTCGTGATACCATTTATCCATCTCTATCGCCAGCATTAATATGTCCTGCCGCAAAAATGGCGTGAATGGTGCGCTACGAATAACTGTCTTACCAAAATAGTTGCATCCATGGTCTGTCAGTGCCTCCTCCCTCTGACCTCCCTCGCTGGCCATTAGTCCCAGAAACGGACAACTACTATGTTCCTTTGCCCACCTGTCGCAGGGTTGCTCCTTCATATACAGACAACACTTGTTGCTGACCTTGAATGGCGCAATTCTGTAGTTCACACCTTCGTTTTCATTTTCATATCCAGCAAATAGCTCTAACCACTTCTGCGGAAGTTTCATTCGACTGTTCTTAGCATAATGTCCCTGGGCACCACATTCTCCGGTTATGATTGCATGACGTACCGTTTTATTCTTTTCCGTAGGATGCTGCAATGTATCAATCTTTCCCGCAATCCTTTTACTGATTACTGGAAAGCCAAACTCATTTAAGATTTCCACCTTTGACTTTCCTGGCTTTACAATTTCCACTCCCAGGGCCTTGTGTACTCTCTGAATGCTTTTATCTTCCAATGATGATACTGATATGGCCGGTACATGAATCCCGATGCTGTGTAAGAACACCAATAGCACTATACTATCCAGCCCTCCTACACTCACATGGGCGTTCAGCTCCATATCATCCAGTTTCTCTATGTATTCTCTGGCCCGTAGTTCTGCCCGCTTTATCTTCACCTCATAGGGTAAGGCCTGCATGGCTACCATCTGGGCTTTCTTCTTTCTTTTCTCTGCTTTCCATTCTTCCGTGGTTAATTCTCTCTTTTCCATGACTGGTTGGAGTAAATCCGGATTTATTGCGGCCGCAAACCTCTTTACTCCCTTCTAAATTTTATTTACAACTTCTGCAATAAAATCTTTATCTGGATATCTCCCCATCCCTACCATGCAATCCATATTAAAAAAACCATGTTCAGGCATCCTCTTCCTCCGTGTAAATATTAACTTTGCATAACAAAAAGCCACTAACCTAATTACGATTAGTGGCTTCAATGAATTCCTGCATCATGTTTGACAGCTGTTTCGCCTGGGTGATTCCCTTCTTGGTGCACGCTTGGGCAAATGCCTCGACCAGGTCCCTGTTCAGCTTATATGACTTGCTGATTAGGCCGGCTTTACGCTGCCATCGCTCCTGCGGCGTCCCCCTTCATAAAGTCTTCCAGGTGAGCTTGATTCTATGGTCGCTCCCGTCATACCAGTTCAAGACCGGTTCGTTCCCCCAGCTTGCTACGATTTCGTCTGCCCGATAGGTCTGCCCTTCCGGTGTATCAATCAGCAGCTCCTTAAACTCATTTATGGATGTCTCCCAACCGTCTGGTAGCGCAATTTCAACCTCTTCACTCACAGCCGCATGTGGATGGACATTCGAGATGGTGAAGATGGTTTGTTTCTCATGCGCCAGAACCCCATAGTTCGCAAATCCTTTGATTGTTTTCATGTGTGTACCCCTTTCTTTTCTGCATCTTTCTTAACTGTCTTTATTTTACTATAGGGTGTACCCAATGTCAACTATATTCCACTAATCAATCTTAAATTTTCAAGGTTCCCATACCGACTGCTATCTGTGTTTCCACAGCCAGCTTTGTCGCTGTTTCTCCCGACCCTTTGCCAGAATCTTCAGCCGGATTCCGTCCCACAGGACCCTCAGCCGGATATATTCCCATTCCGCTTTCCAGCTGTCCCGCAGCGGTTCCTCTATACGTTCAATCAGATAACGAGCCTTATACTCCCTGCCGGTGTCACTATAATAGCCAATCAACTGATGGTGACGGATATCCAGCAGTTCCATAAGCTCAGAGTTTCTGTACTCCCCCATGTACCTGCCATGGTCATACATCCTGAAATAGGTTGGTCGTCCTGCCATACCTGTCCCCTCTTCTCCTCAAAACCAGGCCTCTTCTACCGGAGCGCTTCCACCATGAGCTGGATACCTGCCTTCATCCCGGCTATGTAGTTCTCTTCCTGGGCCCTTCCTGATAGCTCAATATCCATTTCCTCTAATTCGTCAAACGCTTCCAGCTGGCCTTTTTTTAATGACTTCCGGAATCTCTGGTGGGCTTCATAGTTCTCCTTCATCCAGCGTTTATATGCGCGGGAATAGTTCATTCTGTCAGCCGGGCGGAAATCACCATGGAATATGCGTTTAAAGAGCTTCGTATGTTTCCCTGGCATAACTACACCTCCTGTCCTGCAAACGCAAAACACTCCGTTCCGATTCCTTCTTCATCCAGGACAATAATCCCCTTCCCATTCGGGATACCAAAGAGTCCATAAGCCGCCCAGTTGCAGCCAGACGCATCTCCCGCTTTCGGGGACCCCTTTCCCGTATATCTTCCAAGGCACTCCTGACAGGCACAGTTTGGTCCTTTGGCTCCGGCCTCTTTAAAATCCCTGATTGATGCAATATGTCCACACATAGGGCACTCAAACTTCCAATCCATGTAATCCTCACCAAAACGTCTTGTCCCTTCCTCTCTCCATTCCTGGATTGTCATTATCTTATGCGTGGTATCCTCAACGGTCTTGGCCGCTCCTGTGTGTAACTTAATTGTCTGTTTCATCTCTGCTCTCCTCTCTTTACTGTTCTATCCTATGGCTCCGGCGCACTATCTCATCATGGTATTGCTTTGCGTCCTCCGCCCTCCGGTCCCATAAGGCCCACATGCAATGCAGGACCCCCATGAGGTAGGACTGGGCAAGGGCCGCATCCGCCCAGGACTTTTCATCCAGATAATCCTGGTATTCCCGGTATTTCCGGTCAAACAGCTGCATCAGCCCTTCCATCAGCTCAGCATCCCTTCCGGCGCATCCTTCTTCATCTGCTCCTTCTCTATTTCCCGGCGCACATGTTCCCCCAGCTCCAGGGTCTGCTTCAGCTGGAGCGCCTCCCTGGCAAGCTGGCTCTCACGGAGAAGGGCTTCTGTATCCAGCTCCATCCAGCGGTCTTTCTGCTGCGGTGTGGCCGGATACCCCAGACAGGAAGCCGTGGCTTCCAGCTGTTTCCGGATGAGGCCACCCATAACGGAACCAAACGTTGCATTCCTTTCCTTATCGCCCTTATCCTTCATCCCTGGCCCTCCTCCTTTTCCGGCTTCCGCTCCAGGATGGCTTTCATGGCCTCAATCAATCCCTGGCACTGGTAATAGGTCAGCCATTCCACTGCGTCCACCCGGTACATCCGGTGGCACAGGGCACGGACCTGCCGCTCCTCCCAGCCCAGCTTCTCCTTCAGCTGGCCTATCTTTCGGCGCTGCCGTCCGGTCTGCGGGTTCCCCCTGCGTTCCGGCAGCCTCCCTTCCTGCCGTTTGATATCGTCCTTCTGTTTCTGCAGGATATGGCAGACATGGGACAGCTCCGACCGGTTCAGTTCACGGATGCTGTCCTTCCCGGTCTCACGGGCCACCAGCAGGTGCAGCTCCTCCTCTGTCAGCCCCAGCTCCTTTGACTTGGCTAACCCCCAGAGGGTCTTGATGGTATACCTATATCCCGTTCCCATAGGCTTCCCCTCCTCCTGGCAGGCAGAGCACTTCCCTCCTGGATGGTCGGCTCCTGCGTTCCTGCAGGAACGCAGGGATTTGGGGGCCCGTCTCCCTGACCTTTGGCGCAGCCGGTTCCCGCACCTCCGCGGAACTGGCCTTCAGGTTGATATCATAGGCTCCCAGCTTCCCAAGTTGCTGGAGGATATATCCCATGATGTCCGCTTCCCCCAGGTTCACCTTGTCCTCCGGGCATGTGTATGTAATGGTCAGTATCTTGCGTTTCATCGTCCATTCCCTCCCTACAGCAGCATCATGGCGGATGCCTCGTTGATGATTGTTTCCGTGATGGTCGTCTGTTCCCGTTCCCGCATCAGACGGATGACGTTGTTCATGGTCCGGTCAAACAGCCGGAAACAGCCGTTCTTACTGTTCCTGGCCCGGCTGGTCAGCACCTCCATGGCCCTCTCCTCCACGCTCCAGTCCTCCAGGTAGCGCTCTACCTCGGCTTTTCCCAGGCCATGGAGCCGGTACGCAAAGTCCATACGGTTGGCAAATCGTTCATCATACGCAGCCAGATGGGCCTCCAGGGATAGCTCCCCGGCCAGTACCATCCCCACCGCAGCCGAATCCATAATGGTGCGCAGCAGCTCAATCTTCTTGATGGTGTACTTGTTGATGAGCTTGTCCGCTTCGTCCACTATCATCAGATACCCCCGGTTCACATTGAAAAACTCACAGATTTCCTCCAGGCGCTCGTCATTCGTGCCGTAGCGCTTTGGCAAGCACAGCTGCTTCTCTATCCGCCTCACCAGGTCCCGGCAGCTCATGGACTCGTTGCACTCGATGTAGATGACCCTGGGCAGTCTGGCATACTGCTTCAGGCTGTAGGTCTTCCCGTAGCCGGACCGCCCCACAACGATGGCGCTTCCCTGCTGTTGCTGGCACAGGTTGCAGATGCCTACTATGTTGATGTAATCATCTGATTCAAACACATCCGGCTTGCTTCCCATCCGGGGCGGCGCTTTCTCTTCCAGCAGCGGCTCCTGCACTCCCGTTTCCTCCGGTTCTTGCCGGGATGCAAACTCACGCGCAATCTGCTGGGCATACTTATCTGCCACCTGCGGTTTCTCCTTCCGGAACGCCGCTTCCTGTTCCATTGTCTCTTCCAGCCACCTCTCCAGACGTTCCTCCAGCTTTGCCGGATTACTGGGATACTTCCCGTTTAAGTACTGGCTCAGCATGGAGCGGGAGCACTTCATCCCTTCCTTATCAAACTGCCAGGCCAGCTCCGCCTTGTTCATGTTTATGATTCTTAATCTGAGGCACACACGTTCTGCCAGACTTTTCATTTACGATACCCTTCCTTTCCGTTTGATTGGTTTATGTGTTGGGACTTAACCCATGTTGCGCAGCTTCTCCAGCGCCTCACGGCCCTGTTTGGCAATATATTCCGACTGCCGCGCCGCCTTCCTGTGTTCCCGGTAGCTCTCCTCCTTCGGCAGCGTGATGACCTTCTGGCTGTTCCCTGTGCCTTCTATCATCATGCTTCCCACGATGGTGTTAGCCTGAGCCGCGCCGGCAATCCGTTCATCCAGCGGACATCTCATTTCCTTCAGCTTCTCACGCACATCCTTCATCTGCTGCTTCTGGAGCCTGATGTGGCGCTCCAGCGCCTCCTGCGGGACCTTGTGGGCAATCTTTAACAGCTCCTGGCTCTCTGCCTCACAAATCATATGGCCGTCCTGGGCGTCAAATACAAGCAGCCGGGTTACGTCCTCCGGGTCATACTTGATGTCCACATGCTTGTCCATGTAATAAATCAGCTCCGGATGATTATAGACCTGTCCGAATTTCCGGATTCCCACGTTATATACCCGTGCCCGTTCTGACTTCATCAGCTGCAGCAGGGCAAAGGATTTTGGCGGCAGGGCCTTCTCATACCGTTCCCCTTTGTCAAACAGTTCCTGAGGTGTGCAGTATGTTTCTCCCTGGTTTTTCAGGCCCCTGTGGACCTTCACCGCATACACGTTGTGCAGGTAGTGGCTCCACTTCTCATAAAATTCCTCCATGGTCAGCAGCTTCCCCTGCTCAAGCATCCGCTTGATGTCCTTGTCAATCTTGGCGCTGGTCCTGCTTCCTGTCAGTGTACCCGTGTAACTCTTAAACCACCGGGAGAATCCATCGCATACCGTCTTAAACAGCCGCTCTATTTCGGATTTGCTCCATGGCTCATAAGGACGGCTCCGGTGGAAATCCTCTATCCCAATGGTGTGATAGAATCCCGCTTTTACCTCCTCAAATCCGGCGTACCGTTCTGCCTCTTCCCGGGTGGGATAGCGTTTGACGCCGGTCAGTTCCCTGGAGGTATAGTCCTTTCCGTTGTCAATGTTCAGGTATTTCGGCATCCCTCCCGGGGTTCCATACAATACCTTGATCAGGGACTGCTTCAGTATCTGGGCATTGGCATCCCGGCAGATGATGTCCCCCAGCACCATGCGGCTCCTGGCGTCAATCCAGGCCACCAGCTTGGGCTTGATGGCCGTCACTTTCCCATTAGGCAGCTTATAAGAGACCCAGCAGTCAAAGGTATGTTCATCCCCTAAGAGGACCTCCATGACCTGGAGGGACCGGGTATCGCGCAGGGCCTTCACCATCCGCTTGTTCTTCCACTCCCTGTCACCTTTGGCTGCAAGGAAATGGGCGCTTTCCAGCTGCCCGTCTGCCATCAGGTGGGATATGTAACGGCATACACTCTGGTAAGATGGGATGGGCCAGCCATTGGCCGTACCGATTTTCAGCAGCTTGCCATACAGCATCTGGCGCTTTCCTTCATTCCGGGCAAAGTCCTTGTCAAACCAGATGTTGTGTATCTTCTGCTTCACTTCTGGCGTAAAGGTGGGGAAGGTGTTGGAATCCTTGGGCTTGCGGCACAGGCACAGGACCTTGTAATAATCGTAGTTGGCTCCGGTCTCCCGCAGCATCTTCAGGGCCCATCCGGCCGCCTCCAGGTATTTGTCCATGTGGCGGTACAACGTTCTTTGGCTCATTCCCAGTTCCGCCGCCTTCCGGATGATGTACTCCGTCTTGTCTGCATCCGAATAGTTGATGATGTCCTGCAGGAGCCGGGACAGCTCCACCGCCTTGTAATATGCCTGGCTGTGGTTCTCTATGTACCAGTTCACATCGGTATCCAGGTACCAGGGCTCCTCTGGGGGCAGGTTCTCCATCACGATATCACTTCCTTCTTCTGTAATCTTGCCTAATTTTCTATATTTTCTCTGAGCCGCTGCTGTAAGGGAATCCAGGGCAATCAAAACACGTTCCTTTCCACCGTTATCAGGCTTTTCAGTCTTGATATCAAACGCTTCTGGATTCCTGCCCAATTTTTTAGATAATGTTTTATACTGTATTCCCTCCAGTTCGGCAGCCTCACTAAGCGTTATATATATCTTCATAAACTACCTCCTATGACACATCCTCTAGTTTTAATATCCTTCGGATTTCATCTATATACTTAACTCCTGGACGGATTCCATATATTATCTTATAGAGGTATTGCTTATTGATTCCCAGTATGGAAGCTAATTCCGTCTGTGTCATTTCCTGCCGAATCAATTCAATCTTTACCCTTTTTCCAAAAGCGGTAGGTTTTTGTTTCTTTATGCCCTTCTTCACAGCCATCACTCCCTGTATAATCTTCTGGTCCGTTTCTTGCCTGTTCCAATCCGCTTAAGTTCCATTCTGCTTACCACTTCCAGGAACTCTCTGGTATCCTTTATCACCAGCCAGTTCTCTGGTTGCAGGCCATGAAGCTTCATCTCCTTTTTCTGGCTTAAGGTTGGCTTTTTGCCATTTTTCATGAGAATTATCACCTCCCATTACATACGATTCCAACCATTGTCATTAAAGCATCATTTTCATCTATCCGGTTTCCTTTTCCTGTATATTCAGTTATAATTCAGAATAGGCAATTGCCAGGAAAGGGGGTGATTATGTAAATGACTGTATCAATGATTGTAAGTTCTATCATTTCAATTGTATCGATTGCTCTTTCCTATCTTTGCGGACGTCTCCAATCCATGGCAGAAGGGAAACAGAATGCCTTCAGAGAAGCCTATGAAACACTCTATCTTCCCTTCATTGCTCTGCTATACGAAACGCAAATCTGGAACACTGGTTTTGCAAACATGGTGCATTCCAACCAGGACAGGATTTCCTCCTTATTAACCGATAACATCCGGTATATGAACCCTTCCTCATTAGAATGGATGGACGTCTTTCTGGCACATCGAGTAAGTAGCACCAAAACCATAGGCATACTTACTCCTGAAAGGCTCGATGAGGTGTTTGATTGCTTGACCATTGCATTACTAGAACGAGCAACTTGGCTGTCCCATAAATTGCATCAGCCTGATTTAGGAACCCACGTTCGCAATTTATACCAGGAAAGTCAGACACAAAAGCTCCCAACGTAA